AGATAAAACCTGTTTCGCCTGGTCAGTGATGACCACTGCAGGGTCGGGTTGCTCAGCAACCTGACAGAAAGATTTTTTATCTGATGGATCATGTTTTGAATTTACTGACGGATCCCCGCCAGATTCTGACGGGTCAAAACCACCGTTTTTGCTGGATTCTGATGCCTCAAATTTTGACGGGTCAGATTTTGATGCGTCAGTTTTTGACGTGTCAGAATCTGACAGGTGAGACAATGCGGCCGCCTGAAGCTTTGCCACATTAAGCTGGTAAATATTTGAGGCGTTGCGGTTGCCCTGGCGGCGCTGAGTGCGTGAAAGCCAGCCATCTTTCTCCAGTCTGGCGATCGCCGTACGAACAGTGCTTGGCCCGGCTCCGAGCTGGCGCGCAATAGTCTCTATCGAGGGCCAGCAAACGCCTTCGTCGCTGCTAAAATCAGCCAGGCGAGCCATGATGGCCACACTGGACAACTTCATGCCCGACGCCGCGCAGCCGTCCCACACATAGCTGCTTAATTTAGTGCTCATGATCGCCCTCTATTTCCCTGAACTTGCGCTTAAACTGGTCGAGTGGACTGAAGCACTCGCCATGCTCGTAGTCTTCACGCAGGTAGATAACGCGTTGGGTTTCAGGCTCCCAGCGGATAACTTTGACGGGCACGCCGTAGTGATCGCGGAACCATCGGTTAAGTTCGTGCATAATTGCGCAGCCGCCTCCTCTCGCCAGTCCCCCACAGCCCACTCTGCAAACTCGTGGGTTACAATTTCACGATCCCCTGGTACATTAACTGCATAGCAAAACGGAACCGGCTCGCGGCCACCAGGCATAGGCAACGCAATGAGTTGCGAGCGGCGGTACTGTGTTGTTAAACTGTTCATGCGTTAGTTCTCCACTGATTACGACACGCCACGGCGCCCGGAGCTGCACACTCGCGGGCGTCACTCTTTTCTGGCTCGCAATAAACACGGGATATCAAATTCAGAAAGGTCATCAGCGTTACGCGAAACCGATAAGCGATTTCGTTAAGGCTTTTCCATTCAGCGCGCGTCACCACGTCATCCTCGGTATACTGACGATACGCATTAACCAGATCGCCAAGTTGCCCCACCAGCTCCGCCAGCTTGGTCCCGATCTCTTCGTTGGCATCTTCCCCAGTCGCGCCAGGAATGTGCATGCCGTTATCAGTCTCAAGTGAGATGTAATCAGCAAGACAGGTCACGCCCGCAGCTCGCTGAAGTACAAGCGCCCACTCAAGCGGGAAAATTTGATCGCCACCAGCACGTAATCGATTGAAAATCGCGTCCTGGCTAACGTCGAGAACCTCAGCCGCCTCTTTGTACCCACCCGGAAACGCCGCAATAATCTTTCTGACTACCGCGACATACGAATCGGTTTGTTTCTCTACTTTCCAGTGCTCTTTGCCCACGGTTAACCCCTTCTTGCTGTGGTGTTTTAACTCTGCGTTTCTGCCTACTGTTTTGGGTAAATGTCAGGGCGCAAATCAGATTTAGTAATTGCGCCTGCGGTGATGTCCTCAAGTTTTTTGGCAAGGGAAAATCCAGCCTTTTTGTAGCCATTGAAAACCAACCGCAGGTAACCCGGAGTAGACTTGACGTTATTTGCTAACTCAAACTGCTGCTCTTTTGATAAAGAGTCCCAATACTCTTTCATGATATGTACCTCCTGTGTACATATTACACGAATAATATGAACCCACAAGGTACTTGTACCAACAAGGTACACAATGTTTAATTCTGGGATGAAAACGATTCAGGAAATACGGCGGTTGAACGCCAGAAAGCTGCGAGATGGAGTCGGGGGTAATAGCTACTTCGCTACCATGATCGACAGAGAACCAACCCAAACCAGCAGGTTTATGGGTGACGGCGCGTCTAAAAATATTGGCGATACAATGGCTCGCCATATAGAAAAATGCTTTGATTTGCCGTTAGGCTGGTTGGATCAGGAGCATCAAACCACTAACGTTGCAAAAAGTCCTGACGTATCAGACACTAATAGAAATATAACATTGGTTCCGGTTATATCCTGGGTGCAGGCAGGAGCATGGACGGAAGCTGGCTTTGCTGAGGTGGACTTGAACAGTGTTGAAACTTATCCGTGCCCTGTGCCGTGCGGACCCATGACGTATATTTTGCGTGTGATTGGCGATTCAATGATCGATGAGTACCGCCCGGGTGACATGATTTTTGTGGATCCTGAAATTCCAGCAAGCCATGGTGATGATGTTATAGCTCTCATGCATGACTCTGGAGAAACCACCTTTAAAAGGCTTATTGAAGATGGCGGCACTAAATATCTGAAAGCATTAAATCAAAACTGGCCTGAACCCTACGTTAAAATTGATGGTAACTGTTCCATAATCGGAACAGTGATCTTCTCTGGTAAGCCTCGAAGGTATATTCAGAAAAAATAAATTTTAAGATGAGCCCGCGAAAGCGGGTTTTTTTATGCTTGACAATGTACCCTAAGGGTACATAATGTACCTACAAGCAACAGCGAACAGGCAGGACGCCCATGAAGTAGCCGCCGGCGGCGTATGAATGACCGGATGATTCGCTCACAACAGGAAAGAGCGCTGAAGATGCCAGGAAACGCCCTACCGCCAGGCAGACAGACGGGTTATCCCGCAAGGGGTGCCGGCAGTGCTCTCTCCGTTGTGGTGAATTGCAGCCGCACCGACGGCAACCAGAAGACAAGCGCCTGGCCCACAACCTCATAAAACCAGGCAGTTGTGTAGTTGTTTGGCGGTACCAGAGTTATCCCATGAAGTCGCTGGTACCGCCCCTTTTTTACGCAACACACAAGAGCATCACCGGATGACGGGCTCATTCCCCAATCCATCCGGGCGGTTGCAGCCGCAGGTGCTCTTTTGTGTTGTGTGGAGAAACTAACCGGCGGTGGCAGCCGCCTTTCTGAGGGTAAAACCGATGAGTAATGAACGTTTGACCAAAGTCCCGGATTTTCTGGGCGAACTGGATGGCGGGGTGTTCGAGAACAAGATCGCCGCCGCTCTGAGTGAGGTCGCTTTCGGCGTCCTGAACAACGGGCAGAAGGGAAAAGTAACCCTGACGTTTGAAATTGACCGCATGAGCAACTCGGTCGAAGAGAAGCGCGTAAACATCAAGCACAAGCTTTCCTATGTGCGCCCTACCCCGCGTGGCAAATCCTCGGAAGAGGACACCACCGAAACCCCAATGTACGTGAACCGTGGCGGCAAGCTGACCATCCTTCAGGAAGATCAGGGCCAGCTGTTCACTCTCGCTGGTGACGCCGACGCGAAACTGCGCGCCCAGCAGTAACCAGTTCATCTATTTCTCTTAAGGAAAAACCATGTCCCATTCTTTAGATGCATCGGCTATCGAAAAAATTCGCGAGATGACGCTGTTCCAGCTGCTTGAACAAAAGCTGGATGGCGCTGACTGCCCGGCTGCTGCGGTACCTGCGGGTGTGAACGTTCAAACCCTTGAGCACCTTTCCCTGGAGCGTTTCCGTTTTCGCGGCAAAATGCAGACCAGCAGCATCGAAGATTTCGTTACCTATTCCACTGGTTACGCTGCTGAAGGTACCCGCTGCTTTATTAATGCTGACGACATGCTCGCGATCGCTGTTTTCAACCTGGGCACGCTGGCCAATCCGGGACACGCCGATAACACCGCGCGCCTGATCCTGAAGAAAACAGCGCCGTTCTCCGCTCTGCTCGACATTAACGGTGATCGTCACAGCCAGAAAGAGCTCGCCGAATGGCTGGAAGACTGGTCCGAATATCTGACCGGCTTTGATTCTGACGGGCAGGTGATCGACGCCAAAAAATCGGCGGCTGCGGTTCGCAAAATCACTATCGAATCCATTCAGAAAGCTGACTTTGAAGATAACGATTTCAGCGGTAAGCGTTCGCTGATGGAAAGCGTTGAAGCGAAAACACAGGACATCATGCCGGTGGCTTTCGAATTTAAGTGTGTGCCCTATGAAGGCCTGGCCGAACGTCGCTTTAAGCTGCGCCTGAGCATCCTCGGCGGCGACCGTCCGATTCTGGTGCTTCGCATCGTGCAGCTGGAAGCCCAACAGGAAGAAATGGCCGCCGAATTCCGTGATCTGCTGGTCGGGAAGTTCAAAGACAGCCAGGTTGAAACCTTTATCGGTACGTTCAGCGCTTAATTACGTTGCCTTAAATGCCCCGCAAAGGGGCATTTAGTGAAGCGAAGTTAAATAAATCATCGCCAACGGCGAGGGATTCGCTCAACCAAAATTCAGGCGCGGTGCAGCGCGAAATAAAGGAGAACACGTAATGCCATATATTCAGACACTATCCGGGAAACATATTAACTACACCGATATTCAGCACGACGACATCGTGATCGAGGATATCGCTACTGCCCTTTCCCATATCTGCCGCTTTGCCGGTCACCTGCCGGAGTTCTACAGCGTGGCGCAGCATTCGGTGCTGGTGAGTCAGCTGGTTCCAGCAGAGTTCGCGCTGGAAGCACTGCTGCATGATGCAGCTGAAGCCTACGTCCAGGATATTCCCGCACCGCTGAAGCGTATTCTGCCTGATTATCGGCGCGTCGAAGCGTATGTGGATGGCGTGATCCGCGAGAAGTATGGACTGCCGGTCCACCAGCACCCCACCGTTAAATACGCCGATCTTGTCATGCTCGGTACCGAACGCCGCGATCTGGATATTGATGACGGTACCGTATGGCCGGTGCTCGAGGGAATCCCGCCGACCGATATGTTTACCATCATCCCGCTTCGCCCTGGTCAGGCTTATGGAATGTTCATGGCCCGGTTCAACGAGCTGGAGGAGATCCGCAAATGCGCCTGACCATCAGCGAATTAATCCACGCGGCATACCATGCAGCACGTTACCTGCCCAAGGCATCGTCACAGTTAATCAGGGATTTGGCTGAACGACTGGATACCACCCAAGCCGCGCTGTGTGAATCACTAAAAATTCGTGATGCGCTGGCGGCGGAGAATGCGGCTATTAAAACGATGAATGACTGCCTGTCAGAGGAATTACGCAGTTATGAGTCTGACGGCGCTTTCGAAGGCCCAAAAATGCACTTGCTGTGGTGGAGAATGGAAACCCCCGCAACGGACGCATGGGTGAACGAACAGCGGGCGGCTGGGCGCGTTGAAGGTGTTAACTTTGCCGCCGCCCGCCTTGCTGCCGCATTCAACAACGGTTTCATCGATAAACCAACGGCAGAAGTTTACGACGTGGTTAAGGCGGTGCTGGGAGCCAAAGAAGAACTGGCCACTGCGCCGGATGACGGTCTGTCAGGCGAATACGCAGAGCAGGCGTTAAACGATTGGGCAGCACAGCTTCGCGGGAGCCAGGTATGAGCAGAGCAACAGACGTACACGACCTGTTAATCGCTTATCAAAAACAGGCCAGGAAGATACCCCCTAAGGGTGTTTATGCCTCAAGGCATCGGCAGGTTGAGGTGAACGCGGCGCACGTACGCAAATTAATGCGCAAGCGTCGTCGGTCAGTGGGCAAGTCAAATAAGCTCGGCTATCGCTTTACGGCGGAAATGCGCGTTGCACTGATTTGCGATATGAATTTTTGGGCGCTGGTATGCCGCTCTAACCGTAAGCAGGAACACTAACAATGACCATGACAGCAGAACAACTGACCAAACAGGAACCCTCTTTGGACTCGATGCTTCGCGCTCATGAGGCGTTTTACAGCACCGACAATGTGCGTGAGGCAATGCTGAAGGCATACCAAATTATGCTTGCTGACGCGCTGGCGCAGACTGGAATCAATACCGATGGAGGGATGAAGAATGTCTAAGGTTGTTCTATTCGAAAAAATCCAAGCGCTGGCCTCATCGTGTCACTGTTTAGCCTGTTCCACCGATATTGGTCAGGAACGGACGGAATTGTTTTCGATTTACCACGTTTTGCAAAACCTCACGCGACGCGGTTATGCAGAGCAGGTCGGCATTGCCATGAATCCATTGCTTAATAGCACTTGTGATGACGAAGAAGATGAAGAGGACGATGAATAATGACAACAATCAATAAAGAGCTTCAAATCACCATGCCGGACGGCAGCGTATGGGCTGTACCTGTGCAGATTATCGCATCCAACCGCGCTGATTATTACGCGAAAGAGTTCGGCGGCGACATTCAACGTAGCCTGGCAGAAGACACCCTGCCGCTGTTCAGGGCTTCCGGATATGAAATTGAGGACTGGGCCGCCAATAACATGAACTGGAGCGATGTGCAG